GGCCTGTGTAGGGTTCAATCCCTGCTGCCGCTGGTCGAGCACGTAGTCTGCGCCTTCCCGCATCCGCTCCGTCAGGCCATCGTCGAAGCCAGCCTGGTACAGGGCGATCGATGTCCGGCAATTGTGAACAAAGTGTCCGGCAATACAGTAGCTTTCGTCGTCTTGCACGCTCAGATCGCACACGGTAACATCCGACAGTTCTAGTGCTGTTACCGAGATCACGCTACAATGGGCATATAGGAGCTCACCATGCCCGCTAGAATTCAAGTCGACACCGACACCGTCGTTGCGCTTTATCGAGCCGGAAACTCCGAGCTCGTGATCGCCAAAAATATGGGCGTTTCCCGTGACACCATCAAGCGCCGTCTCCTCGAGGCTGGCATTCGGCGCCGGGGAATTCGTGAGGCCACGGCACAAAACTGGGTCAAACATCTGCATCCAAGGATCGGAAAGTCTGATCCAGAGACATCCCGGCGAATGCGGGTCCGAAATCCTATTCACATGGCCGGCGTGGCTCAGCGGCGAGCGATCACCATTTCCGAGACCTACAAGCGCAACCCCACCGACTTCGAGAGGCTGATGCTCGATAAATTCGAGCGGGCCGGCCTGGTTTCCGGTCGCGACTTCGAGTTCCAGAAGCCGGTCGATAAGTACATCCTTGACTTTTATTTTCCCAAGATCCATCTTTGCGTTGAGCTCGACGGAAGCGATCACCATGTCCGGAGGGGGAAAGACATCCTGAGAGACGAATACCTCTTGTCTATCGGCATCAAGACTCTCCGGCTTCATTCCGGAAGCAAACTTCGCCATTTGTTCGAGCCCACCAAGAGACTCTTTGAGCTTCTCGCTTCCGAATACCACGTCACCTTTCCGTAGATTCTTCGCCTGGATCCACCCTCGAGCAGTCAAGACAGGATGCTCGGGGGTTGTTTTTAAGGTTCCGCCGGTCGTCTCAATCTTCAGGACAATTCCGCTGTGCTGCCTGGAGAGGGCTTTCGTAACCGGTTTGTAGCGGCCTCTGTGCGTCAGCACCATATCTCCAACCTTGATACATTCGATGGGCTTGGCGCCTTTACTGGTGTTGCACATTTCTCCGGCAAGAATGGCGTTCCAGTGAAATGGACTCCATTCCATGAAATCGTCGAAGCGGGGCTCGCCGGTCAGCTCGAAGTTATCGTTCAGGCCTACGACCTGGCCATGCACTTCCAGGCAGCATTCCGTCGTCCGGTCGTCCAGGACTGCGATCGCCTGTTTCTGGAAGTTCGGGCTGGCCTGTGCGGCCATCTTCAACAGCGCTACGGACCCCAGGGAGACGCTCCAGAAATTCAGCGCCTGCACGATCGGTCCCGGGCGGATCACGCCCTGCCTGGCATCGGTGCCGGCAATCATCGCCACGGCTGACGATGCGGCTGTAAGCGCCAGTGCCGCCTCGGCCTGCTGCCTGAGCGTGGCCCGGATGGCCGACATGGCGTTCTCGATCTCCAGGGTCAGCACCGGGGCGGAGACGGTCTTTACCCGCACCTGGCGGCTGTAGGCCTCGAGCTGGGCAGCGGCGCTCTCGGTCCCGATCCTGGCGGCGTCCGTCAGGATCTTGAGCGCCTTGGCCTCGAGCTCTTTGCGCATACCCGTCACCACTTCCTGGACGGCCCCCCGGCTCTTTGCCTGGCGGATCGCCCGCAGGTAGTTGCGGTAGGTGGCCAGGATCTCGCCGCGCGGGTGCGTTCTGTTGCCGGTTCGGTTGAAAAGGTTCTCATATCGCCGGTTGGCCTTGACGGCTTCGGCGATGGACGTCTTGAGCGGGTTAGCTGCCGCCATCGCTCAGCCCTACTGCCATCAGGGCCAGCTTGGCCTGGTACTCGTCGGTCTCTTTCATGGCCTTGATCTGGTCGGGGCTGTAGCCGGCCTCCCGCCAGAGCGACTCTTCCGGGATGCCCAGTTCACGCTTCTGCTTCAGCTCTTCCAGGCTCTCCGAGTGCTGCCAGAGCGTGCTGAAGCCCAGTTTTTCGTCGAGCCCGGCCTGGCCGTAGATGTTGGCCAGCCGGCGGGCCAGGTCCATGCAGCTCTCCCAGGCATTGCCGAAGATCACCCGGCGGTCGTTGGCCTTTTTCTTGAGCGGCTTCTCCTGGTCCTTCAGCGTGTCGCTCGATGCGACCTGCTTGGTGGCCACGAAGCGGCTCACCGGGGTGTCGGTGATCATCGCGGTGTACAGGATCAGCTGCGTCAAAACATCGATCAGCGGGGTCACATCTGCAGCTTCGATGGCCTCGAAGATCCCGTCCGACTTGGTCGACCCATACACGCCTCCGGGCCGGATCTGTAGCCAGTTCGATCCATCTGCGGCAGGCTCCTTGCCATCCGTTGTCGGGATCCAGCCGAAGGCCTTGAAGATCCGGAAGCCGGTCACGTCTGCGGCGGCCAGGGCATCGATCAGGATCTTGTTGACCGCGTCCTGCATCGGGATGGCGTCCCACGCCTCCGGGCGCAGCCCCGCGTTCTTGAAGTGGATCATGGCGATCCCGAGCGGCTCGCCGTCTGTGTTCTTCCAGGAGATCGGCCAGGCGTCGCCCGGATTCTCCGCGTACTCTTCCCATCCGGCTTTCCCGTACACATAGCGCTCGACCCGGTCGGGATAGTAGACCGTCGCCCGCTGGCGGGTTTCTTTGCGCCCTTCGACGCGGATCGTCTCCGTCCAGCGCTTGATCCCGCAGATGGCGGGCTGGTTGATGTCGTCGTCCGGGTAGACCATCATGCACCCCAGACCGTCCCCTCCAGCATCGGTGGCTGTGTAACGCTGGTGAGCGGTCAGACGGGGGCGCTTGTGGTCCTTGTCCCAGTCCACGATCACGAACGCCTCCCGGTCCCGCATGGCCATCTCGTGGATGTCCTTCTGGACGGCATCCATCTGGTTTGCCAGCCAGGTTTCCCAGGCCCACTGCGCCAGCTTACGCAAGCCATCGGATGGCTCGCCGGTATCGAAGCCGATCACGTTCAGCTCGTCCTTGACCGCTGTGACCACCGGCCGGCAGATGTTCATCCGGAACGTGTTGGTTTTTTGCAGGGCCAGGAATTCTTTGGCCCTGTCGGTCATGTAGACCGTCTGCTCGCCCTCGTGATAATTGCGGGCCAGGAGAATGTTCTTCTGGTCCGCAACATCGGCGTTGTGCATGGCTTCGAGATAGGAGAGTTGGATTTGGTCTACCATAGGCGTCCTGTTTCTCACTATGCCACGCGGCCCCCGTTTTCGATACTCTCCGTTTGGAGAGTATCGCGTCAGGCGTAACCGATGGCGAAGCTCGTTCCCGTATCCGTCGGCACGGCCGCCGCCCTGGCCAGGGCCAGCGCCCAGAACTTGTCGGCGTGGTGTTCGGTCTCTTTTTCCGTGTCGAAGCTGATCGACGCCGAGGCCAGGACCTTGCGCCGGATCGAGTGCAGCTGGTACGCCAGGTCACGATCGGGCGGCAGTGGCATCTCCATCTTTTGCAGCCCGAGTTTCAGGCCCCTCGCCCAGGTCGCCTTGTTCTCGTTGGTGAAGTTCACCCCGATGGCCGTGATCGGGTGGCGCTTCTCCATCTTTTCGGCCAGCTCCATCCCGAGGCCGTTTCGGTCGATCAGGAAGCTCTCCACATTCACCGCGGTCAGGAGCCTGTCCAGCAACGCCTCCTGGGCGTCGAACTCCGTCTTTCCCAGGGAGATCCCAAGCCGGTACGGGGTCTGCCTGGTGCTCGTCTTTCCCAACAACACGATCTCCGTCCGGTCGTGCACCCGGCCCACGTCCATCCCGCCGGCGAAACGGTATTCCATTTTCCCGGTGCCGTTCAGGGCGGCCATCTCATCGATCACGGCCAGGGCGCTGTCCATGTCCTTTGCCTGGAACGTGAGCAGCTCCGTGTCCTGGTTGCGCTGGATCTCGTCCCAGGAGATCCAGCTGATCGCCTCATCCACGAACGAGCATTCGTATTCCTGCTGGAAATCCTCGAGGATCATGTTCTCGAAGATCTCCTGCAGGCGCGTCGTCCCAAACAGCGCCACGCGGTCGGGGGTTGGCATGAATGGCGCCAGCTTCCCGGCCTCTTTCAGGTCCTTGCACAGGGACCGCGTGGCCCACCACGGCACCATCTGCCGCCGGTAGCCCGGGTACTTGCGCATCGCCTCGGTGTAGATCTCCCAGAACAGGCCGGTTGCCCCCAACGGGGACGAACCTATGCGCAACCGCCCGCCCTTGGTCATGGACGGGATGGCTGATTTGTAGATCTCCCTGGAATAGCGATAATGGGCAAATTCGTCCAGGTAGACGTTCGCTTTGGCCTTGCCTCGCAGCGGACGCTGCGGGTGGCCGATCAGCCGGCTGCCGTTCGCCAGCTCGATCTCCAAGGCGTTGTTGGTCAGCAGCTTCGGGCGCACTTCCGGATCGAGCGCCTCGATGATGTACGTGGCGTAGCGGATCTTCTCCTTCGCCTCGTCCTGGTTGATCGAAACGAAGATGTTCGTGTCCCGCTTGTTGAGACAGGCCGAGGCCACGGCATCTGCCGCGATCGCCCAGGAAAATCCCACCTGGCGGCTCTTATTCGTGATCGCAAAGATTTGCAGGGTGTTGAGGTGCTTGGTCTGGAACGGTTCCCAGGCAGCCCCCTCGATGTCAGTCGCTGCCTGGATGTCCAGGTATTCGATCAGGAAGGTCAGACGGTCCGAGATCATCCATCGCCCGCGCCCGTCGGGTCGGTGACCCCCTCGTCATCGATGGCCTTCTTCGCCTGTTCCCAGCGCCGCTGCCGGATCGCTTCCATGTCCTCAACGGAGACGGGGATCGGCCCCCCTTCCGGGCCCGTGTGCTCGAGCTTGCGCTGCCGTTCCCCCAGCTCTGCGGCCAGATCGTCAAGCACGCCGCGCAGCTGCTCAACCTCGGGGGCGTTGAAGCGCTCGAGCTCGATCACCTGGAAGTATTCTCCCTGCCCGATGCCCTTGGCGTCCCTCAGCCAGCGGCGCTCCTCCTCGGACAGGTCTTTGAGCATCGTTTCGGCCAGATCCTTGAGCACATGCACGCGCTCGTGCTTCAATGCCAGGCCGGTGGTCAGGATCTCGATGCGGCGTTTTTCCGCATCGGCCAGCGCCTTGTTGGCAACGCTGATGTCCCACTCCTCGGCCCGTTTCTTCCACAGCCATTCCTTCGAGCGCACGTACCAGATATTGGACGGGCGCTGCCGGCCCTTTTCCTTCTCCGGGAATTCGTTCTGGAACACCTTTTCGATCGAGCGGGTCGGCCCGAGGTTCAGGTACGCGCGAAATCGCATGAACCAGCGGATCGGCTCATGCGGCTGGCGGTCCCAGGGATGCTGTTCCTGCTTCTCTTCCTCGTCGCTCATTCTGTCCTCTTGGTCCAGATACGCACAAAATCCACCATCGGGCAGTCGTTGCAGATCGTATTGCTCTCTGCGGAGTGCATCGGGCAGTTCTGGCAGGCCTCGCGCACGGAACGGATCACATGGCCAGCCACGCCACTTTCGACGTGCCTGAAGCGACGGTAGGCTCGGGTGAATACTTCCTGCCCGGTGCGCTTCTTTCTCTTCAGGCTGGCCTGCTTCGCCGACGATCGCCTCAGCGACTCCCGCCGGCGCTCGTCCCGGCAGTCATCGCACATCCGTTTCCGGCTGTTCTCGATCGCAGCGCCGCACTCGCAGAGTTTCACCAGCTATCTCCCGAAGGGGTCCTGCGACATGAACCAATCCCCGATGTAGATCGGCAGCTCACCGCCGATCGTCTCCGGCGATTTCTTCGATACGATCGCCGCCCCACGGTAGCGGCCCCAGCGGAGGAATGTTGCTTGATCTACCTCGACCGCGATCCCAAAGATCACGGCGTTGACATACACACCAACAGGCCGCGCACAGTCCACGACCAGGAATGGGCCATCCCAGGGCATGCTGCCCGGCTTGATCCACACGGTTTCGCCGACGTCGGCGCACATCTCGAGCGCCACCCCGCCAACGTATCCTGGAGCGCTGGGCATCACCCCAGGGTCATAGTGGGATACGTACCCCCACACCAGGCTCGGCTGTTTGTAATACAGCATGCGGGGGACCACTACGCCTGGAACCCAGTATTTTTCAAGCCAGCAATACCCGGATTCATAGTCCGCCTGCGGCAACGTTGCCCAGGCTTCCAGGCACTCGTTCTCATACACCGCCTCGGTGGGGGTCGACGTGGGGGTGACCGTCGGCAGGCTGGTCCGCGTGGGGCGAAGTGTTGCCGACGGCGTGATCGTTGCGGCTGCCGCCTGGACCGGCGCTGGCGCTTCCAGGGTCACGGCAAACAAGGCAACAGCAAACAGGATCAGAGCCAGGGCAACGAGCGCCAACACGCGGGTTGGATATTTCAACTGCGTCTCCTTGTTATGGCAGGCGGGCCGTATAGCCCAGCCAGATCCAGCCGTCGCCGATGAAGCCCCACTCCTTGTCCGTGGACAGTTTGTAGACCGTGGCCACGGCGCCCTTCAGCAGGACGCGGATGGGCGCCTTCGACGTATCCGGGGTGGGGCGCACGTTCAAGCCGGCTGCCGTGATCCGCACCTTGTACAGGCCCGCCGCCGGCGTCTGCGCTCCAAGATCCACGATCGGCAGCTTGGTGATCAGCGCGCCGTTGGTCGGGTTGCCATCCAGGTACGACTGCTGCCAGGCGGACTCGAAAACGCCGATCGGGATCTCGCGCTGCGGTGTGACCTGGTACGGGTCATTGATCGCCACTGCTCCGATGTCCATGCCGGTCGCGACCAAGAAATGCCCTCCCCGAAAGCCGGTCTTATCGGTCACCTTGGCGTCCACGAGAGTCCCGTAGTGCAGGAGCACGATCGCCGGCCGCTTGTTCTTCAGGGCTTCGAAGAGAGCTCCTATGGTCGTCTGGGTGGACCAGGTCGTCTCAATGCCCCATGACGCCAGGTACGGCCGCAGCTGACTGACCGCCAGCGCAACGTCGCCCGCAGACTGGACGGCATCGTAAACCATGTCGACCGTGATCTCCTTGCCCTGGCCAAAGGTCCTGACGAGCATCAGAGCGCTGGCTGCACCGCAGTCGTTGTCGTGTTTGTCAGCCTGGTCCCCAACCTGTAGGATATGTGGTACTGGAAGCGTATTCACGCCTTCGCACTCCTTCCGTTCTTCTTACCAAGCGCTTTGTCGTCCATGTCCGGCGTCCATACCGGCTCATGTCCCAGGCAGCGGATCTGGTCGATCAGCCGATCCACTCCCCGCTTAAAGCGCTTCAGCTCAGCCTCCAGCCAGTCGACGCGCTCGTTGAGCGGCTGGAGGAGATTGGTGACTGCATCAGACGCCGCCTTCGCAGCGTCCGCCGCCCTGGAGTTCCGGGTGGCCACGACGGTGATCAGGCTCCCGATCGCGCCGCTGAAAACGACGCCGACCAGGGCCAGGATGCCTACGATGATCTCTGTCTGCATGGGAGAAATCCAGGCAGCCGGAGGTGTCTCCGGCTGCCACGGCATCAGATCAATTCAGGGATTCCCAGGCGCTTCATCAGCCAGCCCTTGAAGCTCTCCCAGGTCTGCTTGCGCTTGACAGGGTCCGTAAAGTAGCGCAAAAGCAGGTTGTAGAGGGCCATTGCCGCGCCGACGTAGGGCATCAGGGCCTGGATCAACAGGGCTGCGTAATCGAGGGCCAGATCCACGCCTGGGCCGAATTCGACG